CGGCAGGCGCGGGGCCGACGAGATCAAGAGCTTCCTGAGCTCGCGCGTCGACCGCTTCCGCCCGCCGTACGGGCGCAGCGTCATCGAGGTGCTCCGTACGTGCGTGCTCTGTGGCTCGACGAATCAGGCGACCTTTCTCGACGACGACACGGGCTCGCGCCGGTTCTGGGTCGTGCGCGTGAGCCAGCTCGTCGACATCGACACCCTCGCGGCCTGGCGAGATCAGCTCTGGGCTGAGGCCTGCGCGATGTTCTCGGCGGGTGAGCCGTGGTGGCTCGAGGCCGAGGCCGAAGCGAGTCGCGCCGAAGACGCCGAGCAGCACTCCATCGAAGACGGATGGACCGGCGCGGTGCTCCGCTACGTCGCCGTGCACTCCATCCGCGAGGAGTTCACCGCCTCGGAGGTGTTGCAATCGGCCCTTGAGGTGCCGAAGCGAGACCACGACCGCACGAGCGTCGCCCGTGTGGGCCGCATCCTGAGGGCCGCGGGCTGGGACCGTCGCAAGCACCGGCCGCTGCGCGAGGGCGTGCGCGGAGACCCTGTGTGGTGCTGGTTTCGGCCAGTCGATCCCAACGCGCCGAAGCTGCCCATGACGGAGGGTGATGATGATCTGCCCTGAAAAACAGCGGTTGTACCCTCGTTTGATCGCGAGGGAACGGGTAGGGAACAGCAAGGGAACGCTTGCTACAAGCGGTTGTACCCTCGTTCCTTCGCGTCCCCTCGTTTCCTATACGCCCTCTTTCTCTATTACCTTTCTCTCTGAGAGAAGGGAACAGAGGGAACAAGGGTACAAGGCCACGCTGCAAGGTGTTTCGCGTGTTCCCTGTCTGTTCCCGGCGCTGGGGGCGCAGGGAACGTGAGCCGCGCACCTCTCTCCAGCGGTGCGATCGTCGTCGCAGAGCTCGCAACGGGCTCCTGCTACGTCACCCTCGCTGCCCCGTGGCCGGGCCGTGGCAACCCTGTGATGCGGCTCCCGGGCGGCGTTGCGGTGGAGGTTCACCAGCGACTGGTCTCCGCGGCGCCTGAGGCTGTGGCGGGCCCCGTCGCGGCTCCGTCGCCCTCGAGGCCCCGACGACGGAGGGCGGCGTGAACGCGCCCGCAACCGTGCCTGATCCGCCGAAGTGCTCGCTGTGCGGCCGCGGTCGGCGCTTCCGGCGCACCCTCTGCCGGTGCTGCTACCGCAAGCTGGTGCAGTGCAACATCCCCCTTCCCCCGGCGGCGCCCCCTGGGCCGTCGCTCTCGCTCGAGCAGGTGCTGGTGCTGTGGCTGCTGCGTAGCCCGGCCGTGCGCGAGACCATGGCGGCGGCGCTCGCGAAGGCCGGCACGGGTGAGCAGTCGTGACCGCCAAGAAGCGCAAGGAAGCGCCTACGGAGGCGCCGAAGTCACCGCCCGAGAAGCCGCGCAAGGGTGGCCCCGAGGCGCGCGCCGCGGCGCTGCTGCTGCTGAGTGAGGGCTTTACGGTCACCTACGCCGCGGCCGAAGTCGGGGTGCGCATCAACACCGTGCGGGCGTGGCGCGACTCCGACGAGGGCCGGAGGGTGCTCGCTGCAGCGCGCGAGAAGAAGGCCGACGCTCTCGCAGGGTCCGTCGGCAGCGCGCGCCAACTCCTCGAAGACAACGCGCTGCGTGCCGCTCACACCATCGTCGACAACCTTGAGTCGCCCGCCCCCAGCGTGCGCAACGCCGCTGCGCGCACGCTGCTCGACCGTGTGGGCGTTCCCGCGGTGCGCGAGGTGCTCATGCAGGCCGCGGCCGGCCCGGACCTGTCGAAGCTCACCGCCGACGAGCTCGCCGACCTCGAGCGCCTCCTTGAGAAGGCCGGGGCGCCGTGAACGTCACCCGCGTCGACCTCGACCGCGAGCTCGTGCGACGCGGCGGGCTGCGCGCGTTCGTGCGCCTCGCGTGGCCCCAGGTGGAACCGCAGCGCCTGGTGCCTGGGTGGCACATCGACGCCCTGTGCGAACACCTTGAAGCCGTCACCCGCCGCGAGGTGCGCGACCTCGCGGTGAACCTCCCGCCCGGGTGCAGCAAGAGCCTCATCGCGTCGGTGCTGTGGCCCGCGTGGGTGTGGACGCTCGACCCGACGCACCGATGGATCGTGGCGAGCTACTCCGACGAGGTGGTGTTGCGCGACGCGCGCAAGGCCCGCACGCTCGTCACGGGCGATTGGTTCGCGGCCCGGTGGCCGAAGGTCAGGCTTCCCACCGACGCCAGCGCGTCGAAGGCCGTCTCGTCGTACTACACGACGGCGGGCGGCATGAGGTACTCGACCACGACGCGCGGGAGCGTGACGGGGCAGCACTGCGACACGGCCCTCGTCGACGACCCGCTCGACCCGATGGGCGCGGCGTCGGCCACAGAGCTCGAGGCGTGTCTCGAATGGTGGACAGGCACCATGCCGACGCGGTTTCGCGACCACAAGACCAGCGCGCGCGTGCTCATCATGCAGCGCCTCCACGAGCGTGACCTCACCGCCGAGTTCCGGCGCGCGGGCGCCGTCGAGCTCTGCCTGCCGATGCGCTTCGACCGCGCGCACCCGCGCCGCTGGCCGCGCGACCCGCGCACCACCGACGGCGAGTTGATCTGCCCCGACCGCACCCCCGAAGAGGCCGTGGTGCGCATGGAGACGACGCTGGGCCCGTCGCGCGCGGCCGCGCAGCTTCAGCAACGCCCGGTGCCTGCGGGCGGCAGCGTGTTCCGCGCCGAGTGGTTCAAGCGGTGGACCGAGATCCCCGCGGGCGGCACGTGGTCGATGGAGGTGGACGCCACGTTCAAGGCGACCTCCGACGGCAGCTACGTGGTGATCCAGGTGTGGTGCGACGACGTGCCGCGGCACTACCTCGTCGACCAGCGCCGCGAGCGCATGGGCTTCGCGGCCACCGTCGCTGCGATCAAGGCCATGCGCGCGCAGTGGCCGAAGGTCCGCACGATCCGAGTCGAGGGGAAGGCCAACGGCCCCGCGATCATCGAGAGCCTCCGCACCGAGATCACCGGCGTCGTCGAGGTCGAGCCCGACGGCGGCAAGGAGGCGAGGGCCAACGCCTGCCAGGGCGTCGTCGCCGGCGGCGGCGTGTACCTCCCGGACGAGACGCACGCCCGCTACGACGACGGGCGCAAAGGCGCGCCGTGGGTCGCAGCCTTCGTGCACGAGGCCGTGACCTTCCCGAAGGGCGAGAGCGACGACCAGGTCGACGCGCTCACCCAGCACCTCAACGCAACGAGCGGCAGTTACGCAGCGCGGCTCAGGGCCGCATTTGCAGGGAGCAAGTAGACGATGAGCTTCAGGAACACGATCGCGGCCGCGCTGGCGCGCGTCGACGGGTGGGCGAACGTCATCACGGGTGTCGGCGCGACGCTGGGCGGGGGCGGTAGCAGGCGCAGCGCGTACAGCTACCAAGGGGCGGAGCGCCTGGGCGAAGGGATGCTCGAGGAACTGTATCACTCCGACGCCTACGCCGCGCGCATCGCCGAGGCCGTGCCCAAGCACGCGTTGCGGCGCGGCTTCACGGTGAAGGTCGGCGACACCGAGCTCGAGACGCGGGTGCAGCGCGCCGTCACCGAGCTGCACATCACGCCGCGGCTGCGCGAGGCATGGACGTGGGCGCGGGTGTTCGGCGGCGGCGCCGTGCTGCTCGGGTGCGACGACGGGCGCGACGCGTCGGAGCCGATCGACCCGCGCGCGCTGCGTCGGGTGCTCTTCGCCACGTCGGTGACGTCGCGCGAGGTGTGGCCCGAAACATGGGATCTCGACCCGCTCAGCCGACGCTTCGGGGAGCCCGTCATCTACCGGCTCACGCGCGTGGGCGGCGGCGGCGGCATGGACACGTCGCGCGTGCATTACTCGCGGCTCGTGCGCTTCGAGGGGCTCCCTACGACCAGGAGCCGACGCATCACGCTCAAGGGCTGGGGCGAGAGCTACCTGCAGCGCGCGCACGACATCCTCGTCGAGTGGAACGGCGCGCACGCGGCGGTGAACGACCTCGTGCAGCAGAGCAGCATCGGCGTATTCAAGATGACCGACCTCATGTCTCTCGTCGCGAGCGACCCGGACGGCCTGCTCAAGAAGCGCATGGAGGCGTTCGACATGGGCGTGAGCGTCGCGAAGTCGGTGCTCATCGACAAAGACGAGACCTACGAGCGCACCGAGGTGGGCGCGCTCACGGGCCTGCCCGACCTTCTCGACCGCTACTCGCTGCGCCTCGCGGGCGCGCTGGAGATGCCCGTCTCCATCCTCCTGGGGCGCGAGCCCGCGGGCCTCAACGCCACCGGCGAGGCCGACACCCGCGCGTGGTACGACGCGATCGACGCGGAGCGCGAGTCGATCCTGAAGCCCGCGGTCGAGCGCATCGTGCGCCTGGTGCTGCTCTCGCAGGAGGGCCCCACGAGCGCGCGCGAGCCGGAGGGCTGGTCGGTGGAGTTCCCGCCGCTCTGGCAGCCCACCGAGAGCGAGCGCGCGACGCTGCGCAAGACGGTCGCCGACACCGACGCGGTGTACCTGCAGAACGGCGTGCTCACCCCCGAAGAGGTCGCCCGCTCGCGGTTCAGGCCCGAAGGGTGGAGCGCCGAGACGGAAGTGGATATCGCGGCGCGCCCGTCGCCGGAAGCTCCCGCTGACGACCCGCCGCCCGCTGCGTCGCTCCCGGCCGCGACCGACGCACCGCCCGAGCAGGAG